TAATTAATATGTTTCCATACTTCATCCTGGGGCTCTCTCCACCCTTAGAAAACCCATATCCCTTACTCGTATTTCGGACTTGGCCGCCATTTGCGATAGATCGAGACGGACGTGAAGTCCACCTCTTTCCCGCAATCTTGGTCGATCCAAGTTGTCACCTCCTTTTTGACCCCATCCACAACTTCCCTTACTTGTTTAAAGATATGCAAGTCCCGACCGCGTTTGATCTGTCGGGCTTTCTCGCGAGAAAGCTCTGCCATTTTGAACGACCGGCTGATTTGTGCCGTCTTCATGTATGCCTCACCCATATCTTCGGGCCCCAGTACCATATTATCTGATGTAACAAACCCTGTTAGGAAACTATGTTCCCAGAATTCGTCATCTTCACCAAGGAAACGCAGTAATCCAATATCTGCGACCTCTTTGAGCTCACTCTTGATCTCCAACACATCTTTGTGGAGTCCGAGCTCTTCGGATAAAGCCACCATAAAGGTAGGCTTCGGCATTCTAGGAGCGATTCGATTTATATATCGCTCAGCCGCTTGGGGGCAACCTTCCAAAGTTGCGACTTCCAAGTATTCCATTGCGGTGAATTGATGGCCTGGAGGAGGGATTAGACCTAACCCTCCGAGAGACTGTGGGATGTAGTGAGGAGTGTTCTTGTCCCCATTACCCAAACCAGCCCTTTGCATTTTTTGCAGTATAGCCTTCTGTATCTTGTTGTAAGATTTTGTGAATGACTTCCGTAACGCAGGACGACTTGTTTCTATATTGTCGCCAGCGATCATACTTAACCCCTTCTCACCCCTTGCTTCAATTGTTGTTCTCCACTTAATGTAACTATCCAGATTCATGTCCCTAAGAACCAAATCCTTCAATTGCATCTTGCGTATGAATTCCAACTGTTCAAGTGTGTCCGTGATCTTGGAGTAAATGTTTTTATTATTCACCCCGTATGATTCATCGCCGTCTTTCGCAAATTTGTGCCCAGTGTATGTTGTAGGCAGAACTTTACCCCGTCTCAGCTCGGCTGCGAGAATTTCTAAATCTCGGGTCGTTGAGTGAGCGAGGTCGACTACTGACGAAGCGGTCCCACTCCTTTGCCCCCCTATGAGGAGGCGGGAGTTTATAGCCGACGTTCTCACGAACAGAGTGTTCGGAGGCGCGTGGCCAGCCCTAGTAAAAACTTGTTGGGCGTAGGATCGCTGGGTGAGGACAGATTTTCCCATCTTTGCCAACTTCGAGTAATCGAGTGGCTTGACGGAGAAGTAGAGTTCGCTGTTGATGATTGCGACCCTTTTGTGAGTGTAATTTTTACCCAGAGAAAACTTTAGACCACATTGTTTAGTGACCTCTTTCCATGTATCGTAATGTTTTTGTGAATAACACCAAAATAAGATGTCATCCCCATTTACGCACATAGGTAGTTCCTCTAGAACACAGTATTCCTTCTTACC